CTGAGCCTGCTGGGCCGCGCCAAAGGCGCGTTCATGCAGACGTACTTCGTGCTGATCAACAAAGAGTTTGGCGAGTGGGTGCCACGGGTCGGCTCGCTGGCCAAGGTCATGGACAAGATCAAACCAGCGACGTTTGTGCTGGAACCAGGCGAGTACAAAGACAAACTGCCCCCGCTGCACGTCGTCGAGGTGCGTTGCGACTTGAGCGACCGCAAGCCGTACGAAAAGATGAAGGCCGACTTTGTGGTGGAGTTTCCCGACGCCAAAGCCATTGCGGCCAACGGCGGCGTGGTGACCGGCAAGCTGCAACAAATGGCCAGCGGGTTCGTGTACGACACGCGCAAAACAGCGTCTGACGTACCCGGCAAGTTTACTGTCACACAGACGCCGGTGTGGTTTAGCCCGCACAAATTTGATCGCTTGGAGGAGTTGCTTGATGAGAACCAGCACGCAAATACCATCATTGTTTACCAGTACCAAGAAGAGCTCGCCGAGCTCAAGCGCCGGTTCACTCCCACGACTCTTGACGACGACCGAGCCATTGAGCGATGGAATGCTGGACAAGTCAGGCTATTGGCCGTCCATCCAAAGTCAGCCGGGCACGGGCTCAACCTCCAGCACGGTGGGTGTCACATGGTGTTTCTGTCCCTGCCGTGGAGTCTGGAGTTGTACGAACAGACCATTGGTCGTTTGCACCGCTCAGGCCAAGCACACGCTGTGTGGTGCTACGTGATGCTGACCAACAAAACGATTGACGAGAAAATTTTTGCCGCCTTGCATGACAAGCGGGCGGTGTCGGATATTGCAATGGAGGAACTTAAATGACCAGACTAGACCTGTGGAAAGCGCAACTCAAAGCGGCGCGATCCATACTGAAAATTCACCGCAAGGACGCCAACGCCGCAACGCGCACATGGCAACACACTATTGATTTGATAGCTAAACTGGAGACAAAAATTGGAAATCACTTGGCGAAAACTAAACGCTGAACTTAAGACATTGGATGAAGCCAAGGTTCTGGAGATGCTAACCCATGAACGTGAGTCAGCCAAACGAGTGTCTGTGCTGGAGCGACTGCACCAGCGCTACACGGCCTTGCGGGCATCCCGCGAGCGTATTGAAATACTACAGGAGGCAAGACGACCATGACCCATTGGACACCACCCCCAGGCACCAAGATCACCCAACCTTGGATTAACGCCGACGACCCGCGCTACAAGTGGACAACCGGCGCTGACGTGCAGGAGACTTGGCGCAAGCAAGGCTGGGTACCTCCCAGCGCAAATTTGCCCCCACCCCCGCCGGAGAAATTTATTGAAATCAAACCACTGCGCCGAGTGAGGTAAGCCATGCCCGCATTTGACACATGGACTCAAGAGAACCTGGCCAAGTTTGCCGCAGAGGCTTACGCCAAGATGCAAGAGCAAGACGACCGCATCCAGCAGTTGCAAAACGATTTGAAAACCGCGATTAACGCATACCGGGAGATGTTGAAATGAGTTACATCGTAGCGTCGCTGCCGCCCATCAAATGTTTTGTGCTGCGTGAGCGGCGCAGCGCCTGTGGACGGTGGACGGCACACGCAAGTGGAGCGCAGGCGACGATTGGTTTTACGACATCAAGGGGAAGACATGAAATGGATTAAAAGCGCAGATCAACTGCCAGAACATAAGCAACGCTGCATTGTTGCGTGGGCAGATCAATCTGTTTCGCATACAGCAACCTTATATGAACATCCATCAAAGCCGGGTGTTTTTCAGTGGTTAGCATCTAATGGAAACAGCGTAAAACATCATCCGCTGTATTGGATGCCTTGCCCAGAAATGCCACTAAAGGAGAACACATGATTGAAGCCATACTTGCCGTTTTTGCGGTTGGATTCCTTGGCGTCGCAGTGGGCGTTGGCGTGGTTTGCCTGATGGTCTGGATGGCGCTCAATGAAGACTAGAGGCGGCGCCAGGCCAGGCAGCGGGCGCAAGCCCACACCCATCAGCGAGTCCAGAGCCATAACGCTGTGGAACCAAGGCGTCACCAAGAAGGAGATCGCCAAGCGCTTTGGCGTGGACTATCAGGTGATGCGGTACTTCTTTAAGAAGAAGCAGATGTTCAGGACATGAACAGCGCGGCTTCGTCCTTGCGGCGGTTCTCAAGCCCTCGGAGCACCTTGCCGCCGGCCTTGCAGTATTGCAACAGCGACGCTATGGCCGCGTCTTTTTCCCCGCGAAGAACCTTCTGACGGAAGGTGCTGCGCTGTAGCGTTCCCAGACCAACATTGAAAGCAAAGCTGACGCAAGCATCGAATTGGCCTTGGGTAAGAGCCACGGGAATGAGTTGCCCCACGCCGCGCTCAAAGCGCTGGAGATCGCTTCTAAGAATTCCATCTACTTCGTCTTTTGAAAACGTGCGATTGTCTTCTGGGCGAAGCGGGTAAGCGCCTCTTTGATCGATTGGAATTTTTGCTTGATCTGGGTAAAGAACATGACCTACTCCTATTGTCCAAAGCTGTGCTGGGCAGCGGTACGGTTTGTACCGAATGCCCTCATGGTGCTGGATCATCTTGATCGCATCAGCGCTGACGTTCATTTCGACTTAAACGCTTGGCCACCAAACCAGAACGACACAATGCAAGCCCAGATGATCTGGGTCTCATCGTCCCACAGGTGATTGAGCGCCACATCAAAGGCAACGTCTGTATGCCAAGCGTAGTAAAAACCAAAGACCTCGACGAACATGAACATGATGAACATGCCGTAGGTGATGACGCTGCGGGTCGCTGCGCGCATGTTGGTCACCCAGATGCTGGCGCCTTGGCCCAGCGCGATGTCATGCGCATACAGCGCCTGGCGCTCCTGCATGGCCGTCTGGTTGTTGGTGACCTCGGCGTTGATCTGAATCTGCTCGGTCTGGATGTGCTCAATGCGCTCTTGCGCTTCCAGGCCGGCTTTCTTCAACGTCAGCTCGCGCTCGGTTTGCATGGCGGCCAGCGCCAGCTCATGCTTCTTGTCAGCGCGGTCCTGGAATAGCTCAAGGATTTTGGGCAAGCCGCCCATCAAGAAGCTGATGAGGGATGAGAACAGGGTCAGCATTTTTAACCTTTCAATTCAAAACTAAGGTTGGTATGGCGCGGGTACTGCACAACGCGCTCGCCCTCGGGGCATTTGTATTTGATGGTCGCCAGCAAGGTTGCCTTGCCTTCAGCAATCTTCTCTTTTCTCACCATCGTCAACTGGTATGTAAACGTGTCGATCTCTGGCCCTGCTGGGCCGCTGAATCGGCTTGCGGTGGTGGTCGCCTCATGCACCATGCCTGCTGCGTCCCGAATGCTTGGGGTGAAGCTCTCAACAGAACAGTCATCGCGCTTCTTGATCCGCGCAACGGTGACGTTGATCGGCTGCCCAACCTCTGCCACGATCTTGAAATGCTCTGGTGACCATTCAAGAATGGCCCTATCAAACCAACCAAATTTATCGGCCAACGTGTAACTGCCACCCAGTGCGGCAACACTGGCAGCAACTGCCCCAATGGCTTTGGTGAGGTCAATCATTTGTCGGCTTTGTTGTCGAGCTTGTCGAAAATCTTGCCCAGCATCTCGCGGATGTCGCGGATGTCGGTTTTGTAGTCGTCTTTGCTTATGTAGTTATGCGGCATGTTGCGCACGTCGCCGTCCAGCCGGTCGATGGCGATGTAGATGCGGTTGAGCGTCCAGCCGCCGAAGAACCCGGCGATGGCCACGGCAATGTTGAAGAGTATTTGGTAGTCCATCATTGAGCTAGAGCGTTACGGTTTTCTTGACGGGGCGCCAAGGAATTAGCTGGTGCTTGAGGCATTACCGCCGCGCGGGCAGCCGCAGCGCCAGCTTTGCCATATCTGGATGGGTCAGTCAACATACGCAACACGCCCGCGCGTTCAGACGCGGGCAATGTATTGAGCATTTCCAACGCAGTCTTGCCCGATAACATGCCCTCGCGCAATTTAGCCGCGATTTTTGGCCCGATCAAACCTTCCAACTGATCTGAAGTAAGGTTGGCAAACGTGACTTTTGCGTTGAGCGTGTTACGAAGGCGCGGAAAAGTCCTGCCGGCGCGCTCAATAACATCGGCAAATGCTTCTTGGCCCAGACCCGCAGCTTCTTTCATCGCCTCTTTAGTTTCAATGCTAGTGGCAAGTTTTTCTAGCGTAGGCATCTTACTGCCCATCTCTTTAAAGATGTCATAGCTGCCGGGGCCAAAAATGGCTTCCACGGCGTCTGGATTGTTACCCCGTACTAGGCGAACATATTCTTGTGGGGAATCTTTAAACAACTTGGCTGCTTGCGCTGCCATAGCTTTTTGGTCAATGGCTTGCATGTTTTGCGAATACGTCTTGAGGTAGTCGCGCCACCCAGTGCCGCCCGCTCTTTCAATTGCATCGTCAATTAAGGGGCGAACTTCTTCAAGCACGCTGCGCGTCACTTTGGCGCTGATTTTTGGATCAGTCTGGCCAAGAATCTGCATGATGCGCTCATTGATGCCTTCTTTGCGCAACGTGTATAAGTCATGCGCGTCGATGACGCCGCCGCCTTTGGCCGTTAAATTGGCAATGTCATCTTTGACAGTTTGAAGAACATTTACAACGTTTGGACTAGCGCGAAGTCCTGGCGTTGCAAGTTTGGTGTCGATGGCTGCGGTAATACTGCCGGCGTCCAAAGGACGCAGGCCATAATCTTCTAGGCTACCAATCTGGCGCTCCAAAAAGCCCGCTTCAGCGCGGCGCTGTTTGGCAATATTTGCAAAGATGTCAGACGTTTCTTGCCATTCTTGAGAGCGATCGCCAGCCGTTAAAAAGCCTGGCTTGCCTTTAGCGGCAGTTGCCGCCTGTTGTGCAGCTTCGGTTCCTGCTGCCACAGTGGATTGCCCGGTGCGAGCTGGGCCTGTCACGGTGCCTTGAATTAAACCGCCAGACAAGGGTGCAGGTACTGGCGCAGGCATGCCTTGACGCAGCGCGTTAACCATGCCTGTTTGGCGCTGTTGCATCTGTGGTGCCAACTGGTTGATTGTTTGCGCCGCTTGATTGGCTGCGCCCAACTCAACGTTACGCATGTCCTGCGTCAGTTGATTCAGTCGTTTGATTGACGCCTCATACGCCGCGCGCGCTTCAGTTTCATTGCCGCCTTCAGCCATGCGTTGCAACAACGCAATTTCATCCGAGGCTTGCTGCTTGAGTTTTAGCGATATATCGTCTGTTTTGCTTGCAAACGAGCCCAAGGCTTGAAAAGCATTTTTCTGTACGCCAGCCGCAGCCTGTGCGGCGGTCAAGTCATCTGGTGCAGCGGCAAGAGCGGCGCGGATAGCCCCGATGCGATCGCCCGCCACTTCACGAGAAATTTTTCCTGCTTTGACTGCAGCAAGTTGGCCGGTAAAAGCATCTTTAAGGAACCCAGCGCCTTTTGCAAGCGCCCCCACAATTGGTGGGGCGACCACGGCCAACGCTGCGCCGGTAGCCGCGCCTGTTTCCGCTTCAGCGGGGTTGATCAGCGCAGCCGTAGTGCCACCCGTAATTGCGCCGCCCGCAGCCCGAATACCCAAGTCAGCCGCCCGCGTTGCAAGCGGCGCGCCTTTTTGTACGGCTTGACCAGTTGAAAAGCCGCCGGTTTGAACAGCTTGGGCCAGCCGCCCTGCGCCCGCAGCCCGCAAAGGCGCAGCGATCATGCCGCCTACAGGATACGTTGCCGCTACTTCAGCCGCCAGTTCGCCCGCCCCAGTAGAGGTTGGATATTCTTGTTTGAACGGCGCAACGCGCGCTTGCGCTTCCGCGCGGCGGCGA